GGGTTCTCTACTACCGCAAAAACCAAACCCCTCATCATTGACCAACTCAGGGCCACCATGCGTGACGAAGAGTTGGAGCTAAATGACAAGGTCACTATACGAGAAATGCTGACATACATCGTGACTGAGTCTGGAGCCATGCAAGCTGAAAGTGGCTGCTATGACGATTGCGTGATGAGCCTGGCATTAGCAAATTATGTCCACCAAGGAGCCTGGGAACCCATTGAGGTTTCTGATTCTTATTACATTGAAATGGTATAAATAATGGCAAAACGTAAAGACTACAAGAAACTGTCGGACACTAACATCGTCACCCTGGTCGATGAGAATGTTGGCCTAGCAGTAGGCTATGCAGATTCAGAGTTGAGTACGGAACGTGCAAATGTTGTCGACTACTACAACGGAACTTTGCCCAAGCCGCTGCACGATGGAAACTCAAAGTACGTGTCTTTAGATTTGTACGATGCAGTGGAGAGCCTTAAAGCTGCACTCCTTGAAACCTTCAGTAGTGGCAATAAGACAGTAAAGTTTAGCCCACAGAACCAGGACGATGTTGCTAAGGCAAAAATCTGCACTGAGTACACTGACTACGTAGTTCATCGTCAGAATGATATGTACAAGGTGATGTCTACGGTTATACATGATGGGCTAATTGCCAGGGCAGGCATTGCCAAAGTATTCTGGGAAGAATCCGCGCACTTCGATTACGAAGAGTTTGAGGATGTCACCGAGGGCGAACTAGATATGCTCCTGGCCCAGGACGATGTCGAGCTAGTAGAAAGCACTACCGATGACCTGGGGTTGATCTCTGGGACCATCAGTATCGAAAGTGACACCTCCCAGGTAGCTATTGAGAACATCGCACCGGAAGAATTCCTTATCGAGACCCAGGCAAAGAGCCTGGACTCTGTTAACTTCTGTGCCCACAGAACAAAGAAAACAATCTCTGAGCTAACCGACGAAGGATACCCCAAGAAACTCCTGGACAAGATCGGGGAGCATTCTGATGTGGACATGGAAACCGATCCAGAAATATTGAGCCGTTTCGATAATATAGGCAACCGCAGTTTTAACTCGTCTGGTTACCAGGACCAGGTACGCACCGTCATGGTGTACGAAGCCTACATTATGCTAGATGTTGAGGGGACGGGAGTCGCTGAACTATACAAAGTAATCAAAGCTGGCAATGTTCTTTTATCTAAAGAAAAAGTATCCAGAAAACCCTTCATTGCTTTTGTTCCGCTCCCGATCCCTCACGCTTTTTATGGCAACAACTATGCTGCCAAAGTTATACCCACACAGAACGCTCGTACAGTGCTGACCAGGTCAATCCTCGACCATGCCATGATTACAAATAACCCTCGCTACACAGTAGTTAAAGGCGGTCTCACCAATCCTCGTGAGCTAATCGATAACCGTGTGGGCGGCATCGTGAACACCACCAGGCCCGATGCAATCTCACCGATGCTACAGGCTCCTTTAAATCCGTTTACGTTCCAGACCATTCAGATGCTGGACGAAGACAAAGAAGACACTACTGGTGTCTCCAAGATTTCCCAGGGCCTAAACAAAGACGCAGTCAGCAAGCAAAACTCAGCCGCCATGGTTGAGCAGCTGGCGACCATGTCTCAGCAGCGGCAGAAGATTATCGCCAGGAACTTTGCTAACCAATTTGTTAAGCCACTGTTCCAGGAGGTTTATCAGCTGGTCTGTGAGAACGAAAGCCAGGAGCGCATTGTTGAGCTATCAGGTGAGTACGTGGCCTGTGATCCTCGCAAGTGGCGCGAGAAGCGCGATGTCGTTACTGAGATGCACCTGGGCTACGGAGAGCAGGACCGAGAATCTCAAAAGTACCTGGCACTGCACACGCTACTAAGTTCCGACCCTTCATTGTCCAAAATGTACCAGCCTCAGAATCAGTACGAGCTAATCTCTCGGACAATGGACATGACAGGTATCAAGGATGTCAGTGCATTCCTGACGAACCCACAAGAGTTGCCAGAAGAGCAGCCTGATCCCGCACAAGAGTTGCAGATGCAAATGATGCAAAAGCAGCTTGAAGTACAGGAACGTCAGACAGCAGTTGCTGAAATGAAAGCCCAGGTAGACGCTGAAATTAGCAAGATGAAACTTCAGTTGGAGAAAGCCAAGGTTGAAAACCAGCATGCTATCCAGAGCGACAACATGGACCTCAAAGAAGAGCAGCTACGACATAAGAAAGAGATCGACGCTGCCGAAATGGTCCTGGCACAACGTGCTGAACAGATTACTGCCATTGCGAGCCCGAATGGTTAAACCCCTAGTCTTTTAAGGAGAGACGAATGACCGAAGAAGAAAAGATGGTCGCCATGGGGGATCACGCTGAAAACTTTCTACAGAGTGATTCCTTTAACGCCATTATCAACAGCCTGGTAGAACAATGCTTCCAAAGTTTTGCCTTCAGTAAGCCCGAAGATGAAGCTGTAAGGCAGCATGCCTACTACCAGTATTTAGCAGTAACAGAAATAGTCGACACCATTAAACAACGTGTCGCTGTACGTGATGAAATTAACAACAGAGCAAGCGACAGCCGCTCAGAAGAGGAATAGACCATGTCAATTGATAACGTCAATAATACTTCCGACTCTCCCCTGGCATCAGTAGACGATGCCGCAGAAGCTATACTTGGACAATGGGAAGACGCTGATGAAGATCAGCTATCTGAAGATAGTCAAGAGGCTACAGATGAATCTACAGACGAGACTGACGTAGAGGAATCTGAAGAAACCGAAGATGAAACTGAAGACGAAGAATCTGATGAGGAAACTGAGGACCCTGACGAAGAATTAGAGGAAACCGAAGACAGTGACGAAGAGTCCGAGGACGATGATCAAGAAGTAGAAGAAATTGATCTGTCCGATGACACCCTGGTCGAGATTACTGTCGATGGAGAATCTAAGCAGGCATCCATAAAGGACCTTAAAAGACTCTACGGTCAAGAAGCATCTTTAACACGTAAGTCTCAAGAAGCTGCATCACAACGTAAGTTGGCCGATGACCAGCTGCAAAAAGCCGATGCGTCATTACAAGCGATGCTCAGTCGAGCCCAGGAACGGTACAAGCCGTATTCTGAGGTCGACATGTTGGTTGCCAGTAAGCAGATGGATGCCGAGTCATTCACTGCCCTGAGAGCCGAAGCAAAGCAAGCTGAAGACGATCTGAAATTTCTAAGCGAAGAAGCCGACCAATTCTATTCGTTCGTTAAACAGCAACAAGCCGAAGCAAAACAGGCAGAAGCTAAAGAGTGCATAAAGGTCCTACAGAAAGAAATTCCTGACTGGAACAACGACCTCTATAACGACATACGAAGCTATGCAATTGGCCAGGGATTACCTGAAGAAGCCGTCAATCAATACTCCGATCCAAACGTGATCATGTTGCTTAACAAAGCGCGAATGTTTGACCAAACTAAAAAGGTAGCTACTGCGAAAAAGGCTAAAGCGTCTAAGAAGATTTTGAGATCGAAGAAGGCACCCCCCACCAAAGCTGACATAAAAGCCCAACGTCAAAAGAAGACCATGGACAAGCTCAGAAGCGGTGGCAATGACCTCGATAATATTGCAGATGCGATTATGGCTGGCTGGGAATGATGCTCTATTTTTATTTTAATTTTCTCATTTTCAAAAGGTAATAAATTATGACTATGTTAACCACATTCTCGACTGTAGGATTAGCGGAAGACGTATCCCAAACTTTGGTATCCATCTCTCCAACTAGTGTACCGTTCACTTCTTCTATTAAGTCTGAAAAAGTCTCTGCTCGTACATTCGAGTGGTTAGAGGATTCCATTAGGAGTTCAGCGGAAAATGCACTTGTAGAAGGTGCAGACGCAGCAACTACTGCCATTGGCCAGCCTACCTCACGAAGCAACGTGACTCAGATCATCGGTGAAGCATTTAAAGTTGCTGCAACTGTCGACGCTGTAAATCGCAACGCCCGTGCCAAGGAGACCGCATACGCCCTGGCAAAGACACTGAAGGCCATCAAGCTCGATCAAGAAAGAGCATATGTGGGTGTTGACCAGGCAGCCGTAAACGGCAGTGCCTCTGCTGCTCGTAAGATGGCTTCTGCATCTCAGCAGATTTCTACTACTGTTGATGCCGGTGCAAACTCAACTGATGCACTTACCGAAGCGAAAGTTTTGGAGTTGCACCAGACTTGCTACGAGAATGGTTCTGATCCATCGATCCTGATGGTCAAGCCTGCGGACAGTTCAATCATTGCTGGTTTTGCTACAGCAGCGAACCGTCAGCGTGACTTCTCGCAAGATAAGACACTGACCAACTCGATTGAAGTTTTGATTACTCCCTTCGGCAGTCTGAAGGTGCAGATAAATAGAAATCTTCTTTCAACGCATGCGTTCATGTATGACCCAAGCATGTTTAAGCAGTGTGTACTACGTCCATACACTCGCACTTTGCTTGCTAAGAATGGCGATGCCGACACTCACTTTGTTGTCGGTGAAGTAAGCCTGAAGCATTCAAACTTCAGCGATAGTGGAATGATTACTGGTCTTTCTTGATCAGTAGTTAACTAATTGCGGCCAGAGTTATTACTACCAGGTTTCCGCTCTCCTTACTGGGAGTGGTGACTCTGGCTGCATTTTTATTTTATAAAGGAAGCAAAATGTCAGACCAAATTATCCACGATGTCCAGAACAAAGTGTTACGGGACAACGATCACGAAAACTTTAATATTGAAACCTCGCAGTACATCTCACCTCAATTCATGGACCAACTAAAGCAACAACGAAGCAACAGCCTGGGACAAACTGAGGGCGAGTACATGTCTGTCGCCAGGGTACCAGTAGCGGTCCACGAACAATGGCTACGCGAAGGTTTCGACATGATGGAAGAGCCTGCACATGCAATTGTCGCCAGGTTAAAACAGCAGAACCTTGATGGGTTCCTAACGACAAACAAGAAGGTGTAAACAATGAGCCTTTACAAGAATATCGCTAAAAAACGAGCGCGAATAAAAGCTGGCAGCGGTGAAACTATGCGTAAGCCGAACAGCAAAGGTGCCCCCACCAATGCGTCTTTCAAGAAAGCAGCTAAGACAGCAAAGAAGAGGAAGTAACGAATGAATCTTGGCAATATCCGTATCCACTTTAAGGCCCTGCTTAATCGCAGCGATATCACCGATGCACTTGCAGATACCTTTATTGACCAGGGTATTGCCAGGGTCCAGCGTTCCCTGCGTATCCCCTCGATGGAGAAGCAGTATAACTACAGCATCACATCGCCAACGACTTCTGTGGTCCTGCCCAATGATTTCCTGGAGGCTATCTCCCTGTACTTCGATGGTCGGCAGCTGGCCAAGGTAACACTCCCAGAAATCCTGGAGAGACAGCAGAACGGTGAGCAGGGGGCTCCCTTGTACTTTTGTCGCCAGGGCGGTACCTACCTTATTAGCCCGTCCCCATCGTCAGGAACTTTGAGCCTGGACTACTACGCCCAGTTCATTGACATGACAGCAGACAGCGACGAGAACATCCTGGCACAGGTTGCTAGTGATCTAATTATTTATGCTGCACTGACCTACGCCAGCGATTACTACATCGATGAGCGGTCACCAGTATTCGAGGGTAAGTACACCCAGTTCATGGCCGAGATCCAAGAGCAGTCTAATGACGCTGAAACCTCCGGCAACATGCAAACCATCCGTCCTTCGTACCAACTTTAACCTGGAGCAACAATGGCTACTTCTTCCTTTTACTCAAGTACCGGACCGACTGCTGAAGATGTAACTGCACTCCAGGGTTACAAGGACCAGGCAGCAGACTCGGCAGCCGCTGCGGCAGACTCAGAAACAAATGCAGCAGATTCTCAGTCATTAGCAGCAACAGAAAATTCAGAAGCCCAGGCTGCTAAGGTTGCAGCTGAGGCAGCAAGAGATGCTGCCCTGGTAAGTCGGAATGCTGCCAATGGGTTTCAAGCTACGGCATCTAGTGCGGCCTCAACTTCAGCGACACAGGCAGGGATCGCTTCCACCAAAGCAAACGAAGCGTCCATGTCTGAAGGAAATGCATCTACCTTTGCTACTAACGCATCCAACAGTGCAGACTCAGCAGGTAATGCACAGACTGCCGCAGAAGCTGCAAGAGACGCTGCCCTGGCAGCCTTTGATTCTTTCGATGATAGATACCTGGGACAGAAGTCCAGCGACCCTACAGTTGACAACGATGGTGATGCCCTGGTCGCAGGTACCTTGTATTTCAACACCACTACCGATGACATGAAGGTATACGAAGGGTCTGTGTGGGTTAATGCCTATGGAAACCTTACCGATGCTCTAGCAAAAGCAAATAACCTGTCTGACCTGGTTAATGCAGGAACCGCCAGGACAAACTTAGGTTTAGGTACAGCAGCAACTACAGCTGCCAGTGATTACGCTACTGCGTCACAAGCTGACCAAACTGTCGCACTAACAGGGGCGGGTGCTACTAGCATCTCTGGCACATACCCTAACTTCACGATCACAAGCACCGACACAAACACGGACACAGATACGACCTATACCGCAGGTTCTGGTCTGTCTCTAACAGGCACTGAGTTTGCTAATACTGCTCCAGATCAAACTGTCGTACTTACTGGCGCAGGTGCTACTAGTATCTCAGGAACCTATCCGAACTTTACGATTACTAGTACCGATAATAATACTGACACGACCTACACCGCTGGCACTGGTCTTACGCTGACAGGTACAGAGTTTAGCCTGACAGATACTAATGCGAAGCTAAATGTTTCCGATTACACAGCGGCAGACGTTTTAACAAAGATTAAAACCGTAGATGGCTCAGGCTCAGGCTTAGATGCTGATACTGTTGACGGAATACAGGCTAGTGGTTTCTTGCGTAGTGATGTTACCACCACCTTCAATTCAGTAGGAAACAACATTGAAATAGACGGGGATGGGACAGACCGCATAGGTATATTGTGGAAAGAAGGAACGCAAAGACACTGGGAGCAATATATAACAGCTACAGATGACCTCAAGTTTAAGTCAATTACAGGTGGTGAATTTCAAGTCGAGGGAGACTTAACTGTTGATAATGGAACAAACACGACTGTTGATCTTGTTTCTAATGATAATGGAATGTCACAGCTTAGACTGTATGGTGCATCGCAAGGAACAGGCCGAGTTTATGTAGGACAGTCTCTCTCTTATGGTGGTGGGATTGAGTACAATGGAGACAACAGCCCTGCTACAACAGGGGCGGGTTCTGACTATATTGCGTTATTTAGGGTAGCCGCAGGTACAGTTTATTGGACAGCTAGAAACTACTACGACAGCAACGATTGGTCATTCCGTGGCAACGTCACCGCCTACGCATCTGACGAGCGTTTAAAAGATAACGTAACTACGATTGACAATGCTTTAGATAAAGTATCTCAGCTACGTGGTGTAACCTATGATTGGAAAGACGATGTAGAAGAAAAAGGCTTCTTACCTTCCATGAAGCACGAGACAGGTGTTATTGCTCAAGAGGTGCAGAAGGTTATACCTGATGCGGTTGTCCCTGCTCCATTTGACAATGAGTATCTAACAGTTCAACACGAGAAGATTATTCCCGTTCTAATCGAAGCTATTAAGGAACTCAAGGCAGAGATTGATGAGTTGAAAGGAGGTGTCTGATGGCTCTACAAACGTCAGGCGCGATTAGTCTTAATCAAATTCATGTCGAGGCAGGTGGATCGTCAGGCACAATTGCAAGTATAAACGATGCAGATATTCGCGGGCTTATAAGTAAAGGCTCTGGAGCAACCATGTCGTTTAACGAGTGGTATGGTGCTTCAAGCTCAATAGACAGCCAAACGATGTATGTAGGCTCATTTGCTCCATTCGCTTACTACACGGGAACTTGGTACGGTGCTATATCCACTTCCACAACAAGCACAGCTACTACATCCTTTGATTATGGAAGTTTGAGTAGTGGTTATTGTGCCTTTAGAAGTGGAAACCCTTACCGAAACTTTTATTTTAGATCACAGGCGGGTAACGGTACTGCCTCTGGTTTCCTTTTGGCTATACAAGGACACGGTACAAATACAGGTTGGACTACATTGGATGCTAATAATCTTGCCGGTTCATCTACTATCTATAGGACAAACTGCACTTATATTAACCAAAGTAACGGTTGGTCATACTGGCAACAAAGCAACATACAGTATCTAAACAACGCTCATGTGGGTGCAATAATAAATTGGGTATTTAACTAATGATTAACTACACAACAGTACAAGAACATGGGACTACGAGAGCCTGTTTTTCAATAGAAGGGACTTATTTTGAAGTGCCTATTGATAATGTCCCACCAGAGCATTTACAGGATTACTTACAGGCTGAAGTTAATACTTTTCAAATGTCCATAATGTCTATTGAAGAAATAGAAGCAATGCATGACGCAGAGGCTGACCAGCCAGAATAACTTAATTTAAAAAGGTGACAACGCTATGACTTTACAAACTACTGGTCAAATCAGTATCAATGATATTGGTGACGAGTTTGAAGTTGCCGCAGCTAATCGCTCCCTGGCTACCCTATCTGCCGCAGGAGGGTTTACTGCACCGCACGGCATCAAGGAATTCTACGGATTCAGCGATACCATACCAGTCAGCGGCATCGCATTTACAGGGTTAAATTCTAGCGGAACCACCTTAACCCGACCCTACGACATAAACACTGTGTCTACTTCCGGCAACCCCACGCTAAGGATAAGCTACACAAGGACCGGAACAAGTAGTACAGCCCACACTGTAGGAATCTTTAAGAATGGCACAAATATAAATAACTTTAACAGTGCCACAAACTATACCAACGGGACCGGTACATTTGATGTGTCAGTAGTCAACAACGACCAAATACAAGTGAAAGTTACAAACGCTTCCACCGGCACATACCACCAAGCAACTGTCCAGTGGATAAACCTTGACGATAACAACACGGTCCTAGCGACTGACAGTTTCAGTGTCTTTAAATCTTCGGGGAACACTGGCGGTGGCAGCGGCAACTATGGATGCTTCCCCGCAGGAATGATGGTCACTATGGCTGACGGTTCAGAAAAAGCCATCGACACTATATCGGAAGGCGATATGGTTTTAGCTTCTGGTATGCAGTCAGCGGAAGTGCTGGATGTTTGGACAATGCCGCAAGAGTCCAGATTGATTTTCAAGATCAACGGTAAGCTCAGGATGACCAAAGATCACCCGATCAAAATCATTGGTCCAACAACATCAACGTGGGCCGCAATGGACCCAGAAGCTGCCAACGAAATTCACCCCGAACTAAACATCCAGCAGCTGGAGATTGGGCAGACATTGGTCGGACCTGATGGTTACAGGGAAACCGTAGAGACAATTGAAACTCAAGTCGAAGATAGCCAGGTGTACAACTTGAACGTGTCTGGCGATGACACCTACTTCGTGCAAGGTTTACTTGTACACAATAAATAGGACACTTCCATGACAGATCAAGAAAAAGATATGTTAGATGCGGTGGCTGCGTCGACTGGGGTACTTTCCCTGGTCGCCTGGCTGCCGCCTGTGGCTTCCCTATTTACCATTGTTTGGCTGGGTATCCGCATTTGGGAAACCGAAACCATTAAGATATTGACCAACAGGAGAGACAAAGAATGAACCTGGAGAGGCTCAAAGAAACTTTAAAGAAACACGAAGGCGAGAAGCTGGAGATATACAAATGCTCCATGGGCTATCAGACCATCGGTGTCGGACATAACCTGGACACCAAGCCCATCAGCAAACGAGTGTCTGACCTGATGCTCGAAGATGACGTTGAGGATTCTATTGCAGACTGTAAGAGGAACATTAGCTTTTTTGATTCCCTGGACGATGTCTGCCAGGAGGCCCTGGTTAACCTTTGTTTCAATATGGGCATTGCCAAGCTAATGCAATTCAAAAAGACCCTGGCACACCTCCAGGATGGCAACCGAGAGAAGGCAGCTAATGAACTGCTGGACTCCAGGTACGCAACCCAGGTTGGCTATCGAGCCATCGAGGTCGCCAGCATGATTAAAGGAGAAGGCTAATGCTTACTGCATTGATTGGACCTGTCACTGGTTTACTAGAGCGTGTGATTCCAGATAAAACTGAAGCCAACCGGCTGGCACACGAAATTACCACCATGGCCGAGAAGCAAGCGCACGAAC